ACTCTCGTTGGGACAACGGGAACTACAGATGCTACACCAGATGCTCACTTCGGGTTCATAGAACTCTTACGTACAGAAAACGGCAGACAGTATGGTGTCAATATAAACAATGGTACAACTGTTACCACACTAACACGTGCTACTAAAATAAAGATTACAGATAATAACTACGATGAAGGTGATGGATCTGGTCACTGCCCGGGTATAGGTACAGAAGTTTTCGCTGTTACAGCTAAAAGTAGCTACGGTGCATCAGAAAATATATTTGATGTAAAAAATAGCAGTGGTACAGTATTAACATCAGGTAAAGATAACTTAACATTTAGAATCACAGCTCTAGGTCAACAGGGTGTTAGCCCTAACTATAGTGCATCTAGCAGTGGCCCCGGCGGACAAAACTATAGATGCAGCTATAATATAGAAGCTATACTGCTACATGGCGGTGAAGGTTGGGCTGTCGGAGACGTTGTACGAGTTCTCCCAGAAGCAGCAAGCACTGCTAGCTCTGCTGATGCACAGGCATACGTAGATGTAACCGTAACTGAAATAGAAACTACACAAGTAAATGCTACCATATCTTCTAATGGCGACGGCCTTATACGACCAGCACCTACCCCTTTTGATGCTGATACAGCTGTTACTACTGATACTATTATTGGTGGTATTATAGATGATCTACCATCAGGTATAACTGGTAAACATATTGGTACAGGCATATATTTATCTAGCACTAACCCGTTTAGTGTCGAGGTTGTTGAAGAAGACTTGATGCGATGCTTTCAGACTTCTGTTAATGATGTGCAAAATTTACCTAATCAGTGTAAAAATGGTTATATTGTAAAGATTGCTAACTCTAGAATGTCTGATGAAGATGACTACTATCTACGTTTTGATGGTGAGAACAATAGGGACGGTGTTGGCTCTTGGTCTGAGTGTGCAAAAGCTGGCATAGCTAAAACACTTACTAACATGCCACTGGTTATACAACGTACAGCTGCAACTACATTTACCGTAAAACAGTTTACATATGCTGATAGATCAGTAGGTGATGATACTACAAACCCTATGCCATCATTTGTAGGTGGACGTATCAATAAAGTATTATTTTTCCGTAATAGATTAGCACTACTGTCAGGTGAAAATGTTATCACATCTAGACCCGGTACGTTAGGAACTCCTGACTTCTTCAATGAAACAGCTTTAACTGTATCAGCTGCTGATCCTATTGATATATCTGCCGCATCTATGTTCCCTTCAGAACTATTTGATGGTATAGAAATCAACACAGGTTTACTTGTATTTAGTACAAACCAACAATTTTTGTTATCATCTGATGACACAGTTCTAAACCCAGATACAGCTAAGCTACGCAGTATATCTACATTTAATTATAACGAAACAATAGCACCAATATCTCTAGGTACAACAGTTGCTTATGTAGATAACTCTGGTAAGTTTAGTCGTTTTAATGAAATGGCAAACGTATCAAGAGAAGGTGAGCCTAGTGTTGTAGAGGTTAGTAAAGTTGTACCTACACTATTACCAAAAGATATAGATTTACTTACAAACTCTAGAGAAAACTCTATAGTATTATTAGGTAAAACTGACTCAGATACAGTCTTTGGTTATAAATATTTTCAAGTATCTGAAAAAAGACAGCAGGCTGCATGGTTTAAATGGAAGTTTAATAATCCATTGGTATATCATTTTATTATTAATGATGAATATTTCTTCTTAGATACTGACTACTATCTACAAAGTATTAAGCTAGTGCAGACTGAAAATGACCCTTCAACGAGTATTGATAATGTCGACTTCTTATTACATGTGGATAATCATACTACTATTAGCGGCGGCAACTTTGACTCAGCTACGAATCTGACTACCTTTTCTGGTGTCAGTTGGTTGAATACAGTTACGTCACCTAACCATGAGTTAGTTGTGATTGATGAAGGCGGTACACCAGCCCCTACTAATGACCAAGGTAGATATGGTAAAGCTACAGTATCAGGTACGAGCTTTACTGTAGTTGGTAACTGGCAAGGTGTGACACTTACAGTAGGGTACTTGTATCCTTATGAAGTAAAGTTTCCAAAGTTTTACCCTACCAAACAATCAGGACAAGGCACTGTAGCTGATGTAAATTCATCATTAGTTTTACATAGACTTAAAGTTCATTTTGGTAAGATAGGTCTATACGAAACCACACTTGAACGTGTAGGTAAAAATGATTATACAGAGGTGTATGAATCACCAATCATGGATATCTATAATGCGTCAAGAGCACCTTATCTAGAAGAACATATACAAACCGTACCTGTATACGAAAAGAATACAAACGTAGATGTAACACTACGATCATCTCACCCTGCCCCTGCTACGTTACGTGCGTTATCATGGGAAGGTGATTACTCACCCAAGTTTTACAAACGTGTCTAATTATATACACCCACTCACATTGGAGGCTGCTACAGAAGTGGCCTCTAATCTCCGTCCAGATGACCTCAGAGAGGTCGAAGAAGGCCATGGGATAGATCCTACCGCCCTTCCATTTCTGATGTCTCAGAACCCATCCTACGTGTATTTCACAGTGCCTGACGGCAAGACTGCTGGCATGGCCGGAGTAGGAAAAGATGGTGACATATGGATGCTCTGCACTCCTGATATACACCGATACCCAATTACATTCGCAAGAGAGGCCAAACGGTATGTCGATAGCCGTACTGAGCCACTCCTTTGGAATATAGTTGATAGCAGAAACAAAGCACATCTTAGATTGCTCAAGTTTCTAGGCTTTAAGTTTTTACGTAAGTTAAAACATGGGCCAAACAATGTAACATTTATTGAATTTTGCCGTGTGCGTAGACGCTAACGCTGGGGCTAGACAAGCTGCACGAGAAAGAGCTGCTCAAAAAGATGCTATTTATGCTCAAGAGAAGCTCAAGTTTTTTAACAAAGAAACACAGCTTGATAGAACCCAGAATAGAAACATAATCGGTTACTCTCGTGACCTAGCTAATGCCGAAGTAAAGGCAATATATGCAGCTGGTCAGGGTAGATTAGCCGTACAAGAGGTCGCTCGTAGATACTTTGCAAAACAAAGTGTAGATGAAGGCGGACGTTCAAGACGATTTGGAGTCTTAAAATACCAACAACTATTACAAAAAAGAGCTGAAGTAGATAGTATTGTAGATAACATGTATGGTCGAAATATGGCATATGCACAAGAAGGTGCTCGACGTACTTATCTAGCTGCTAATGCTGCTGGAAGAGAGAAGCTAGGATTACCGGCACAGTATGGTGCTCCTGTTATGTTACCTCCATCTGATAGACTTACTGGTGCTTTAAATATTGCAAGTCAAGTTGCAAGTATAGCAACAGCTGTTACAACTGGATTCCCGGGACTAGGGGCTGGTAAGTCAAGTCTAGGAGATCTAGGTTCAAACTTTACTTCTAGAATAGACCCAACATTTGGACACGTTATAAGAACATTTGACCCATGACCGATTCATTTTCCAGAATTATAGGTACGCCTCGAGATCAGCTACCTGAGCTAGACAGTTATGAAAGAACTGCCGCTGACCTTACAGATGTAGTTAATGATAGAATAGATGAAAATATAACAGATACAAAAGACTTTTTTAATCAGATGATTGAAATAGCCGATCTGCAACAAAAGAGTCGTAATAATAGATTAGCTGGTATAGCTGAACTTACAGGTCAAATTGCTGAGTTCAGAGATATTAGAAGAAGAACTGAGTCAGTAAGAGAAAACATTAGGCAAGCTGATCTACGTATGAATCAAGCTGACAAGTCTTTAGAACGTCTAGAAGAAGACGGTTTTAAGTTTCAAGACGCTCAGTTTTACAATTCAGTAGCTAATGATAAAATATCTGGAGAACAGAAAGACTTTCTAACTGTTCTTAACGAGCCTGATGGTGAAACACTTACAATCAAACAATTTAAAGAAGCTGTCGTTGATAACGGTGGCTTCTATGGTGGCATCAAAGAAATGCTACATAAAGTTGGTTGGGACGAGATTCAAACACTAGCAGAAGCAAAAGACTACTATGCAGGGTCTGAAGAGATTGCAGTATTATCATTATTTGTAGCAGCCGAGAAAGCTGGTATAGATACAGACAGTGCTAAATTTAGAAAGATGTTTCGTAACGAGCTATACCCACAAATGGTTGCTCGTAAAGAGAATACCCTACAAGCATGGGAAGGCAGA